AACGGAAACACAAGTGTTTCAAGCGTGGCACAAACAAAAACAAAGACGCGTAAGAAAGTCACACAATCCTAGTTTTATTGTTAGCTATCCTTATGTTACCAACTACATATCCAGTCCGTTCGATCCAGAGGGGTGGGCGACTGACCCAGATGGAACGATAACAAATATAACACTGGCAAACCCTAGCGGTCAGAGTTTTGTTGGGCTGGCAGAGCAAACAGGTGGCTCATATTTTCTGATGACATCAGGGTTTGGCTTAACTGCCAGCATTGGTGATAAGCTATATGCAGCAATTGTCGTTAAAAAAGTGGGAGGAATAGATTTCGCAGTAACTTTGAGAATAAACAATGGCGTAAATAGTGCTGATACTAGGTTCTTATCCAGTAGTTCGTTCAGTGCTGGCTTTAATGCAAACGATGACACGAAAGTTACAAGTCTAGGAGATGATTTTTATTTGTTACAAGTAGAGAGAGAGTCTGCAATTAATGGCAATGTGTTTTCTCAGATAATACTAATGACCTCGGCAGGAGCCTCAGCTCCCATCGGCTCGCAACTATACATTCAAGCCGCTTTTTTTGGCAAAGCAGACGATTATCCGGCTAACGTGATGCCAACGCTATGAGTAGAGTACCCTCTATAATTCAGGGCTTGCCTGATGACTTGATGACGAGTGACAAGGCGTATATTCGCCGTCAAAAAGTATCAAACGAGCCTTTACATCTGAGCATATCAAAGGGACAGATAGCAGGGCATAGGATGGTTTATGTGAATTCATATGCCAACAATATAACAACGACTACCAAACTTATATGGCCGCTTGCTAGTCAGTATGCAATTAGCGATACGCCTACATCATTTTGGCTGAGCAGTACTAGTGCAGTTGACACTAATAATATTCTTATTGAAACCTTAGATTCAGACTATAACGAAAAAAGCTTTATAATTTCACTTAGTGGCCAAACCCCTGTTGAATTCTCAGAGGGTACAGGATTGCGCATTAACAAAATGAGATGTATTAGCCCAAATGGGACGATAGGAGATGTTTATGCTGCCCGAGAAAATGCACACACTGGCGGAGTACCAAATGACTCTAGTATGATTGTTAGCGCATTTGAATCTAGCAGACAAACAAGTAATTTAGCTTTTTTCACTGTCCCTGCTGGTTTTACGCTATTTGGCCAAGTTGGTTATTTTAGCGCTCCGAAGGGTAGGGATAACGACTTTTACTGGAATGTAAGAAACCCAAGCATTGGAATTCCACTAACGGCCACTAACGTTGTCAGTATATACGAAAGTACTGTGCAGTTAGATTTTGCTATGACACCAATACCTCAGAAGACGGATGCTTTCTTTTCTTCTAATACAACCACTGGCAATGGTCGTGTAAGCTGCAGGGTTGTAGGAATACTAGTAGATAATGATTATTTATAGAGGCACAACATGGCACTAATCGGATACGTAGACACAGTAGACTATGAAGCAGCGGCTGCACTGCGAGGAATCACGCTAACAAGGCCAAGCACTGAAACGCTAACCCTTGCGCTTGATTATATGGAAGTACAATCATACAAAGGCGAAAAAACAGATCCGTTACAGCCCTTATCATGGCCTCGCGATGGCGCTACAGAAGTGCCATTTAATATTATAGCGGCCCAAATGGAGGCGGCTACGATCTACGATCGCGGCGAAGACCCGCTGGGTGACGTTGGTCAAAGAGTGACACAAGAAACTGTATTCGGTGCCGTTTCAGTGTCATACTCAGACACAGGAAACCAAGCGACCATATACCGCAAGCTCAATGCTATGCTAGCGCCATATTTAGCTAGTGGCGGTTATGGTTCGAGTAACTTCACTGTATCACACGGGTAAACAACTATGACCACCATCGTCTATGATCATAAGCGCGGGCAGATTGCTTGCGATAGCCGTTTGACTAAAGGGAGTATGATCACGACGGATGGCGCACAGAAGTGGATGAAGACAGAGAATGGAATCATCTTTATGGCCGGGTGCCGTGCTGACTTTGAGATGCTATCGGCGCTAACGGTTAATTATAGTCATGGCGATGTGGTCGAGACTGAGTTCGAATTGCAGTGTGAGGGTATTCTAGTTAAGGATGACCACGTTTATCTTATTAGCATTCAGGATGGCGGGCAATTCTGGATGGAGCCACTAGACGAGGCTGTGGCAGCCACTGGCTCAGGTAGCGAGTGGGCAATAGCAGCAATAGACCACGGCAAGACCGCAAAACAGGCGGTTGAGTACGCAGCAACACGCGACATATACACGGGCGGCAAGGTTCGCGTTTACGATATTAAGAAAGGTAAGTTTATTAATGGCTGATTTTTACGGGCGCATGACTGACACGGCTAGTCGATTGATGGCCAAGTTCAAGCAGGGCGTTATCGAATACGTACCGTTAGTAGCTGGCGCCACCGAATACGACCCAATGACAGAAGGAACTCCGATCCAATTGGATGCCACAGCCAGTGGCGTTGCGAAAGAATACGTTGATGATTTGGTCTCTGCCTCTGATATTCAAGTAACCGGTGCCGTGTTCGGTACTACGCCTAATATGCAGGGCCGCATAACTATTGACGGCGTTAGTCGTGAAATTATCCGTATCAAACAAATGCCAGCGGCTGGTGATCCTGTTGCATGGGTTATATTTGTGAAAGGGTAGTTGCAATAACGCTAGACTGGTGTATATTAAAAGGGAGCTTAACAAAAGGAGCAATAAAATGACAAAATTAGAGGTTGGAGACGTAATAGAGCTTAACAGCTCGCATACTGTTTACGCAAAAGTCCCGAAGCATTTCATCTACACTAATAGAAAGGGAGATTTTACTCTAGACAAGGCAGCGGTAAAGCTATGTGGAGAGCTAAGCTATTTAAAGGGGAGCTATGTTGTAATTAAGACCTCTTCAGATGGGGGTTCTACTGGGATGGATGCCTACCCAGACGGGCATCATGTCTTTTGTGAAAAGATCGAATCCGATGAAACAAGGCATGAAGTGGATTTTTACCAGTCTGGATGCTTTACAGCCATGATTAAAGATATTGAGCCTGTAGGTAAGGCAAAACTAAAATGGGTTTTTGAGTAATTAGAGGAGCAATAAAATGAGACATCTAACCCGCATATTATTTTCGTTATATATACTATTTGTGCTAAGTTTTTTTACGGTAATAGTTCCTCTGTTGTTAATTAACGGATCAAAGTGCGTTGAGAATGGATACACTAAGCATGTACTTAACTACAAACTTGAAAGCTATTGCTTTAAGAGGGTAAACGGAACTGATGTGGTAGTACCGCTTAACTATTTGTATAAGCAGGTAAAATAGCCCACACCGCCCATTCTTGCTATAATCCCCTCAATCGAGGGGTTTTTTATGCCTATTAATCTAGACCTAATTGCACAACAAAAAGAACGCGACATGCTACGCGCCTTTGCTTCGTCTGTGTCTGATATAAAAAACAGCGTGACGCTAAAAGAATTAGAGGCCGCGATAGAGCGACAAGACAGTGACGCAGTGGTGCGCTTGCTGGGCATCGACAGGGCGGCGTTTGAGCAGGTAGACGATGAAATATACCAAGCGTACAGAACAGGCGGCCTAACAGGCGTTGAGCAGATCGGTCGCATACCTACTGAGCTAGGCAGTGTCGGTTTTCGTTTTGATATGGCCGCGCCTAGTGCCATTGAATGGATACGGAGCGAGTCTAGCCAGTTTGTAACGGAGGTAGTTACAGATCAAGTGGATATGATTAAGCAGCAATTGGAGCGAGGCTTAGAGCTTGGCGATAACCCACGCACCACGGCGATTGGTTTGGTAGGGCGATACAACCCAGAAACAGGCAAAAGGGCAGGCGGTACAGTGGGCCTAACCACACAGCAAGCAGGATGGGTTAATAAAGCCCGCAATGAGCTGTTAGAATTAGACCGCAACTATTTCAATCGCGAGCTTAGGGATAAGAGTTATGATCATATTATCCGCAAGGCCATTGAGGATGACAAACCATTAACAAAGGTACAGATTGATAACGCCATCACACGAATGCAAAGCAAGACACTGAAATTTAGAGGTGACGCAATAGCACGCACTGAATCCATTAATGCTTTGCGTGCTGGCCAGTTTCAAGCAGTTGAGCAGGCCATGGCCAAAGGCGAGCTGGATTCGCAGGATGCTAAGAAATCATGGGACGCTACGGGAGATAAGCGAACGCGCCTAGATCATTTCCAAATGGAGGCCAACTACAAAGATGGCATTCCAATCGAAGAAGAATACGTGTTCCCAGATGGCAGCAAGGCAATGTACCCTGGTGATAACAGCCTAGGCGCACCCGGTAAGCAGCTAATCCAGTGCCGTTGCCGTAATGTAATCACAATAGATTTTATTGGCCGACAGGTCAGGATGGAGGGGTTTAAATGACATTCACCGCCGACATTAACAAATTTATATCATCCAGTAACGAACGTATCGAGGCTGTGTTTAAGCAGTCTGCACAGGAGATAATCCGAGAAGCGCAGACCGACTACAATAAAGGCGGTAACACTCCTATTGATACAAGCTTCTTGATTAACTCAGGGCAGGCAGCCATTGGGCGTTTACCTATTGGCCCAGACGAACAGCCAGAAGGCTACACTC